ATAATAAACATAAGTCTTAGATAAAAGGAGAAATGCGTAAAATGATTACGAATATTAGAAAACGGCAACTCGAATTGAGTAAGATACGTAAGACATCAGATAATTATGCTGGTCTTTACAACATCGTATCAGAGAACCACAATATGACCCAGGCTGAGACGGTATTCAAAAACATATTGGAGTTAGATTCTAATATTGATACTGCGATCATGAAATCTGTAGACTTATTATTGGAATTATATAATCACAATGATCCAGTAGTAGTCAATAGGCATCGTCAAAAAGTATTAGAGTCAATCACTAAAGTACGTGATGCAAATCAATTCAAAAACTATATTCAACGTAAGATGGCTCTCCATAAAGGCAGAGTGAAAAATAAAGTAGCTAATGCGGTTGATAAAGCTCAAAATGAAATAAAAGATAAACTTAAGAATGCTGCAGGTAATATAGCTTCATTAATGCCATCAGTTGGTGGTTCTGAAGGAGGAGAAGGGCAAGCTGCTCGGCAAGAAACTTTAAATATGATGTATAGAGTAGCATGTGAGAATGTAACTTATGATCGTATTCTTAAAAACTATGATAAGATTAGTAGACGTTTTGATTTTGATAAGATTGTAATCGAAAATGTATTGACTAAAAAAGATGCAATTAAAGAAACTACAACAATCTGTAAGCTAATTGATACTTATGATATGCCAGCCATCAGTAAGTTCAAAGTAGCTACAGAAAATTATCTTTTTGTCTTAAGTAAGAATGCTTGTCCATATGATACTATTGGTATTATGGAAGCTGCAGCTGATTACTTCTTGGTTAATGCTGAAGATAAATTCAAATATGCTGAAGCATTAGAATCTACTCTAACTGATATGGCTAACTATAATCCATTTGGATCTAGTGATATTGCTAAGATTGTAGATAAAGTTAATAAACCAAAAGAAATCGATCTCGATGAAGTTATCGACTTCAGCGATAGTAAAATGGAATCATATATTGCTAAATTCAAATTTGATCCAACTCATGATAACTTTGTTAAACTTATTGAATTGCTTCCAAATAATGTTGGTATTGAAACTTATATCCATAATATTGATATAATCTTTGATGCATTGAATATGATCAATAGTGATACTGCACAATACTATATTACATTGGTTAAACATAATGAAGCATTACTTTCTTGCTGCACTCTAAAGATAAAACCTTTATTGATTAAGTCTTTACTTACTACATATGAAAGGTATGCTAATAAGATTGATAAAGATATTATAGAAAGAATGAGACTCTTAGTAGACAATATTGATGAATCTATTGAAGAAAGCAACCTATATACTCTACCAACTAAACTAGATATTTTATTTGAATCAATGAGATCTTTATCTGAGAAAGATATTCCATCTCTTATTAGTGAATCATTTGATAAATACTCTTTAGATGATATTGATGGTATTACTCAATTAGCTAACATGGAATCTTCTATTATTCCTCACAGTAAATTTGATCATATCTTAAAAGAAAAACTTAAGACTGCTAGACGTAAACGCCATAAAGATCTTAAAGATTATCAAAAGATTGATTGTATTAAAGATAATATTGAAAAGCTTAATGAGTCTGAACCAGAAGAATATACTGATGGATCTTTAGACGAAGCAGTTATTCAAACTAAAGTACAAGAAGCTTGTGCTAATCTATTATATGATTTCACTCATTATCCTACTACTTTAAAAGAAATGAATATCATCAATACTATCTCTATGGCATCTGAAAAGGTTAAAGCTAAACTTAGCGATGTATCTTCTGACATCTCTAATGTAAGTAGACAATTCGATGCTCAAATGGATCAACTTAAAGGTGTAGTTAATACTAAAGACTTAGAATCTGAAAATAGAGAAGCAGTTATTGCTGGTAATATCCTACCTAAAGCAAGTCGTATTATTAAATTAGCTATTGCTGCTGGTGTAGGTTATCTTATTAACCCAGCCATTTCTGTAGTTGTAGTCTTAGGATATCTTGGTTTATCTATGGATACTCAATCTAAAGAACGTCGTAAAGTTCTAGAAGAAATTGAGTTAGAATTAGAAATGACAAACCGATATCTAAAGAAAGCTGAAGATGATGGTAATCTTGAAAAACAAAGAGAGCTTCTTAAAATTAAGAAGAAACTCGAAAGTCAAAAAGCTAGACTCATGTATAATATGGCATTTAAACATGGTGAAGCCTTACCTAGTAAAAATAAAGATGATGATTAATAAGGAGATATATAATGGGTCTAAATGATTTCTTAAATCAACTTAAAGAGCAAGCCATTTATATGGAAGCTGATGATGATAAGAAAAAAAAGAAAGAAGACAAATCTGAAGAGGATAAAAAAGAAGAAACTCCTCCACCTGCTGGAGATGGTGGAGATCCTCTTCAATCTGATACAGATGATAACGCCGATGATGCTCCTGAAGATTTAGGTGCAGGTGATCCAGATGCTGATGGTGATGGTACTGATGATGAACCTGATGATCTAAGTGGTGGAGATGATCCTGCTGATGATGAACCAGGTGACGATGACGATGATGCTCCTGAAGAACCTGATATGGATGAGCCTGATGAAGAAGGTGAACCTGAAGGTGGAGATGATCCATTAGCTGATGATGGTGGAGAAGATGAACCAGATGATTTAGGAGATGACGCTCCTGACGATGGTGGTGATGACGCTCCTGAAGAACCTGATATGGATGAACCTGACGGTGGAGATGATACACCAGATGCAGGTGGAGATGATGGGGATATGGAACCTGATGACTTAAGTGGAGGAGATGATGGCGGCTCTGATACAGGTGATGGTGATATGGAACCAGATGACCTTAGTGATGGAGGAGATGGCGGTGGAGATGATACTCCAGATGCTGGTGACTCTGAAGGTGGAGATGAATCTGAAGGTGGCGGAGATGGTACTAGTGATACTGGTAGTGGTACAGAGGGAGATATTAAAGGTTTAGAGAATGAAATCTTTGAAGATCTTACTGATGAACAGAAAGCTATCCGTACTAAAGAATTGAAAGATAGATTCATTGAGCTTTATAATGTAACCTTAGCTTTCAAAGAGAAAGTTGATTACGTTAAGAAGAACTCTGATAATATGAAAGTTATCACTAAAGTATCTAAATCCTTAGACAAACTATCTGATATGATCTCTTATTATATTACAAAGACATTTAATACTAAGTCTTATATTGAAAACAAATCAGACTTCTATTATTGTCTTTGGGTTCTAGACAGATTAAACGAATTAATGAGTACTTTAGCCCCTAAAGAACCTATTAAAAAGTAAACTGTATACTCTTGCGTAATATAACAATATAGTAAATATTTTGGTGTCCCTATAGATGCCTGATATAATCAAAATACAAAAAAATAAATTTATAATCTCGAAAGGAGAAAGATTATGCCAGTTGTAGGTGAATCTAAACAAGACAACGTGGTATTTGGTCGTGGTTATAACACTTCCAGTACTCGTCAATATGCTTCTGCTGTTCGTGAAATGGCAGAAAATATCCGTCAAGAGACAGGTGCTGAATTCTATACAGAAATGAGCCGTGTAATGATGTCTCCTGAATCCAATGAAACTATGCGTGATTTCTTCGTATCTGAATCCGCTGATATGGAAGAATTCCAAGCCCTTGGTAACCCAGGTGGTTATCAAGACCATATGGCTATGATGGAAGCTCAATACGAAAATGACCGTTCCAAATTATTGGAAAGTGCAACTCTTGGTGCATATAACCCAGTTATGGGCTTAGTATTCCCATTGCACAAAAACCTTTTAATGAACAACGTATTCGATAAAGGTGCTATCAACAAAGCTGTTGCTAAAACTCCTAAATTCACATTGACTATGAAGATCCGCAAAATGGTTACTCCAGATGGTCGTGAAATTGATATGTTCACTGAACAAAATAAAATGTTTGGTGCTATTCTTGCGACAGCTCCAACTCATCATTTGTTGGTAGATCTTCCTTTGGCTCCAACTGATACAACTGCTCAAGACAAAATCCGTAAAGCAGTATTTGGTCCTCAAGGTTTGATCCAAAATATCGATAACTTCTCTATCGAATCTGCAGTAACTCATATCGTAGTTAATGCTATTCCAAAAGCTGGTTATATGAAACCTAACGCTACTGGTGATGCTGTTGAACCTGTAACAGCTGCTGAAATTACTGCTGGTACAGCTATTAACGTTGCGGTACCTATTCAAGAATGCCGCTTTGAACCAGGCTATGGCGAAATCGACCGTCAAATGATGACTGCTTTCTCCGTAACTGTTGAACAAACTGCAGGTACTCCTAAAACTATCTCTGGTCATTTAGCTGGTTTCTTCAAAAATAACCAATTCATGTTGTACTGCTCTGACACTACAGTTCAAAAAGTTGTATTGTCTGTACGCCGTGAAACAACTTCTGCTATGCACAACACTGTAAGCGTTAAATGGGATTCTCAAACAAACATCGTTGAAATTCCTGATGCTTACCCAATCAATACTACAATCAGCCCTGAAGAAGTAAAAGATATTCAAGCTCTTTACAATGAAGATCAATTGACTAATATCCTTTCCTTGTTCAAAACAGCTCTTGGTAACTTCAAAGATGACAAAATCCATTCTGAATTGGATGAATCCTTCTTACGTATGCCAGAAGCTAACCGTTTAGCTGAAGTATTTGACTTCGCTCCACCAGAAGGTTATGCATTGGATCAAGTAGAATACCGTCACAAAACATTCATGGATGCTTTGGACAACTATGCTCAATATATGATCCAAGTATTGAATGACCCTAACATCACAATTTCTGTAATTGGTAACCCTGCGATCATTCGCAAAATCACACCAACTACTTACACTTACCAAGCTCCAAGTTCCATTGGTCCTGTAGAATTGGACTTCACTCGTACAGTTGTAACTTCCGACAAACGTGTTTACAACTTCGTAAGCTCTGATAAACTACGTAACAACCAAAACTTGATCATCTTGTTAAACCCTCGTAACTCTGATCGTATTATCTATTGCATTTACGATTATCAATTGTACTTATCCAATGAAATCCGTAACGCACAAAACCCTAGCTTACCAGCAGTTCATGCGTTCGAACGTTTCAAATTGGTAGGTTATCAACCAGTACAAGGTCGTGTAAAAATCATCAACCCAACAGGTCTTCGTACACGTTATGAAAACACTGATCCTATCGGACGTAACTTGATGAATGATTACACTACATTCATTCCTGATACTATGACAGCTTCTGGTACAGCTGGTGGTTACCCTAACGCTTCCGCTTACAGCAAAGTAAACGATGCTAAAGGCGACATCACTACTCCAGAAAAAGTTGAATATGTAAAACCATAATTTAACTAATTAGGATTCTAGCCTAGAGCCTTTATAGGCTCTAGGCATTTTCCTTTACTTTCAAGAAGGGAGTTCTAATATGAACAATTATGATTTCGGCGATTGCTTAGATATTATTGAGCAGCTTCGTACAAATCAAGACCCAGATCTTCTAAGACAGTTGAATCATGAGCTTAACTCTTTCTTTACTGGGAGTACTTGTAATACTGTATTGCTTTCTAAGAATACAGATAAACCATTCTTCGGTATCTGTGTAATGCCAGTGATTAAAGATAATGATATCTATGATATTCTTTTAAATGATGCATTTGAATATAATAGTGATGATTCTAAAGCTAAAGTTAATAAGTACTATGTAGAGATTGACTTTAAACTATTCAATCCTATCTTGGACTTATCTAATAGAGAGATCTTAGCATTGATTCTACATGATATCGGTGCATTAGTTAATACATCTTCTCCTATCGATATTGCTAAAGCAGAAATCGATGTATACTTAGATAAAACTAATAGTGTTATCCGTAGAGCTAATACAGTAAACTATGCTGCATTATTAGCATTCGGATTCAAAGATCTACTTTGGAAAATCACTTCCGTTATGTTTAAAGACCATGACCTATTATTAGCTGATGACTTCTTAATCGGCTGTGGCTTTGGCATGGATCTTGAAATTGCTATCAAAAAATTAAAGAACTCTGGATATATCAATTATACTAATAGTGGTCCTAGAGATATATCTACTATTATTGCATGGTGTCTATCTGTATATAATGATGTATTATCTAACCGCATCATTACAATCAAAGGCTTACGTAAAGCAATATCTTACACTGCTATCCGTCTAGTTAAACGTGAGATCGAACGTGTTATTACAGCACTATCCCGAATCGATGACAATTCTCTATTAGAAGCTGGTCCAATCGATTGGGCTAGAAAACAATATAGGGACACAACGAATTCTTTCAAATATAGTGCTATCAAAGATTATGAAAATGATCTATTTGAATTCCAAATACGTTTACGTAATATTGATGAAGAAAACGATGCATTGCTATTATTGCATTCTATTAATACACGTTTATCTATCATCGATGGTGTCTTATCTGAAGACGATCTAGATGAAAAGCTTAGATCTAAATATGCTATCTTACAAGCTAAATATGTTAAGCTAAGAGAAGAGTTAGCTAAACGTGAAACTCTAAGAAGAGATTATAATCGTATCTATATCAACTATCCTGATATGGAACTAAAACGTAGATAAACAAAAAAAATAAATACCCCTAGGAGATTCAATCTCCTAGGGGATTTTTCTTTTATTTTAGATACTCATTTACAT